CACTTCTTTGTATATTTGCTCACCATCTTGGAAATCTGTCTCGTTCCAATTTTTTAAGACCAAATATCCATGGTCCTGGTAAACATTAACTACATCAACCACTTCCGCTGTAGCACCAGAGGTAAAACCCTCAATAGAATCGCCACTATAAAACTGTTCATAGGTTAGATCCTTGAACCGTAGCCATTCATATCCTGGATCCGCTAGAAGAGGATCTAGATGTGTTGGCATAGCAGCATAGGAGAAAGTAACAAGACCAGTACCAGAAACCGGATATATAAACATTTTGTCACCCCTAACATAATAAGATTGGGGTGTTCCGGTTTTTAACTGATTGTTCTTTTTGAAGCGAGAACTTACTTTAAAATCTCTACGATGATCTAATATAGCAGTATCGTATTCAACTTGGCCAACGACTTCTACAAAATCATTTGGCAGCGGAATAGAGATGCTGCCAGACTTGTGCATGTAGGACCAGTCCTTAACGTAGCATTTTGTTCCTAAAGCAAAATCTACCTCGGCTTCTTCCAGGTACTTTCTGACTTTAACTCTAGGCGTTCCAGCATCAAAGGACGTTAATGTCCTATCGATAAGGGATTCCCAGACCACGGGTTAACCCCTTCCTTTAGTACCTATACCTGTTGGGGCTTCTGTTGGATATCTTGCGTTTAGTGAATCAATTTGTCCCTTGCCATTTGCGTATGCCGCTGTTGCACGATCATTTTTTGCATCCATTTTCCACAGCTGAGATTCAGCCATATCTACAACAGATTCATGCAGTGCAACATTTAATGAACATTCATTACCATCAGCTTCAATATCTGCTGGGGACCGTAAGAACCACACATCAACATCAGATGTAGATAAAGGGCCATCAACAAATAGTTTATCGGAAAAAACATACGCAACCGGATTAGTCGTGCTACCCGCAAGGTAAGAATTTTCCAATCGTTTCTGATCGCCTGGATCTATCATTGTACACCATACATCATCAGTTGCATCATAGACCGCAATGATTCCATTACGCATTACTTCTTCTGATAAATCACCATTGACAGAAATATCGATAGCGTTGGCCGTCATCGTTTTAGATTCATCGATCACTTGTAATTCGCCCAAGTATGCATTGTGAATTAAGTTCACTACACTTTTCTGTGCAATATTCAAAGCATCTAGCTTTGCAGCTTGCGTGAATGAAGATTCTGAAGGATCTTCTAATCGCAAACCTAGGGTTGATAACATTTCGTTACCTGTCATTTCTGACTCCTTTTTTTAATTGTTGGGCCGACCCGGCTCACAGACCAGGCCAACCCAACGTTAGTTAATAAGATTGTTTGAAGGTCAGTTTATGATTGGGATCCAATCAATACCCATGTCCCTGATGCAACCGTACATATGTACGCTTCTGCACCTTCAACATCGATAAAGATAGAGCCTTTTCGTGCTGCATGATTGGGTTCACCTTCTCCTGTATAGAAGTCGCATGAACCAATCGATGTATACACAAAACCCCCAGCATCACGCTCACCGAGCATCCCAACTTTCTTCTTATCTGCTGCTGTTTGACTAGTAGCCATAATAATACCTCCTAGGTATAGTTAGTAGACAGGCCTGTAATAACACCCTGTCTAGAAGCGTTGGAACAAGTCAGGGCACCGAGCCACATAATTTTGGCTACGGATGCATCCTGATTGACCGGTTTAACGAATTTCTCAAAAGCGAAATTTCGTTTACGATGATGACGGAAACCCAGATATTTCTCATTAAGGAAGAACATCAAACCATCCGGACAATGATCATCCACAACCACAGGGGTACCACGATAAAGTAAGTTCGTGAAACCAGCATCGGCCAATGACTTCGATGAAGCACCAAACCGCTTTTGAGCAGTTAGGGATTCTTCGTAGGCATCAAAAACTACTTGCGTTGTAACGATGATGGACGGCTTGTCATTATCAACCGTACAGCCACCATACATTTCACGAATTTGTTTTTGGATGAAATCAGCATGATCGTCATCTACCATATTCGCATATGAAGCAGATCCACTAGCAACAGATTGTGCATCCCACCAAGTGTATGTGTTTGAATCAATTCCACCAAGTGTACGGTCTTCTGCGATGATATGTTGTAACCCGATGAACTCATCACCGGAATCATCAGTTGAACCGTACAGGGTGCTACCGAATAGATCCTTTAGAGATTTCTCTGCGTTTTTGACCTTGGCCTCCAATAAATCGATTACACGCTCCGGGCCATCATTGAGCATTTCCTCTTTACCGGAAATACTAATTGTGGCATAAGCCTGTTTCCATTGATACTCCGCATCCGTGAATACTTCCGTAGGACTAGTGTCCAGGACATCGTATCCACTAAAGAAGCCTTTAGCATCTGCCTTACCATATTCAAGAGGTTGTAACACCTTGTTTCCGGAGGCGGCTGCTTTCGACTTTCTTAACATGCGATGCGTAAGAATATTGGAATCGAAAATATTATCGACCAAAAGGGGAATATACTTATCCTTCGTTAACGCACTTAAATTGTCATAATTTAAAGCCATTGTTAACTCCTTTGTTTGAGTTTACTCATATAGGTCGTATTTTAAAGCCTGTGCTCTTGCTTCGTCAAAATTTCCCGGCTTCACATTAGACAAAGATTTAGAACCTTTGTGTTTAACGGATGCTTCGGGGATTGACTTGCTGGCACTGGCTTTCTTTAACGTCTTAACCGCCTTTGAGAATGAACTATCTACAGCAGCCTTATGATAAGTGAGCACGAATGCATCTTCTAGATTTGTCATCCCTTTATTAATCGCAGTATTCAAAACTTCTCTAACAGCATTATCTTGGCCATCAAGTTCTGGATGGTTTTTGATCAATACTTGGATGTCATGTTCAACCGCTTGCTGGGCTTCTTGCATCTCTAGCTTATCTTCCAACTCCTGGATCCGACTATCTGTTGGATCCTTTGTGTCCTGTGTTTGAGCATTTTCATTAGGCTCACCAGTCTCCTGGAATAGAGCGTGGTCCTCACCAAGGTAATCCTTGAGAGTCTCCATAAGGTCATCATCCTTCTTTAGAGCATCAAACTTTTCCTGGGTTACAGTCAAAGCCTTCCGATCATCTGAAAGTTGTTGTGCCTTTTGGGTATTGGATCTCTGCCAATCGCTTCTGTTCTGGCTATCATCTATTGCTAGTCTGATATCCTCAAGCGAATAACTTTTTCCATCCACGTCTATTGAGGTTTCTACTGGTGGGTTTTCTGTTATAGGTTCAGTCAGTTGCTCAATCTCTTGAGTCTGGCCTTCTACGGTGGCTTCCTCACCGTTGGGTTCACTAGGGGCTTCTGTAGGCTCTGCTGCTACTTCTGCTTCTTCGACCACAAGCGAAGCTGCAACGTCTGCTTCAACTTCAGCACCATAGATCCCGCCTTCAATATTGTCACTCATGTTGTTTTCCTCCAACAAAAGTTAATTTTTCATTGTTCATTTGGTAGACAAAATCCACCATATTTACATACTATCCAAATTTATCTGATCATTTTCTTTTTTTACGATCTTGATCTCATATTATCTGGTAGTCTATCCATTAATGATGGATCTTTCTCAAACTTTCTCATAATCGCATCCTCATCGGTCCCCAGTGCTGCCATTTCTTCTGCTGCCATTGGTTCAGCATTACCTGTATCCTGTTGCTGTTGGTCCATTAAGGATCTCATAAGTCTTTCTTTTCCTGGTAGTTCTATGTTCTCCAGGATATACATCGGATCCGTAACAAGACCCATCTGCATAAGCTGCATGATTTTCTGTTCAATCCACTCTCTGTTCTCCGGTAACATTGATCCAGATCTGGCTCTAACTTCAAAGTCCATCCCTTGGAGCATAGCACCTATATATCTTCGTTCTTCCATACCCTTATCCGTTTCAACGCTTGTTAAATGTTCTTCTGTTCCAAGATTTACAATCATAGCTATCCACATACTGCCAAGAGTTTGAATTGCTTGGTCCACAGACCTTGCCTTGAAATCAATCTTGGTAGTGGAAGCCTGGCGATAGATCTGTGCCTGGACACCACTTGTTACATTAGCATCAGCTTTACCCTGGGTTGCCTTGTTAACCCCACTAATGGTTTCAAACATATCTCCTAGCAGCGAATAAAAATTGAATACATAACCTGGCATACCAGCTGGTTGCAGCATGGTCACTTGACCAGGTCCACGTTTCCGGATTACACTACCAGGTTTGTTATTTATTTGATCTACAACATCTGTCGTTTCATCAGCTAGCCACATGGGGTTGGCCATTAGGTGTGTATTGTCCATCATTTGACTGGCCAAGCGATCTAAAGATAAGTTTAGAGACTTCAATCTTTTTGGTTCTGGCTTACCCCAAAAGCTGTGTGCTGATCCACCATTCTTTAATGCTATAAAAGGGAATGGATTAGATACATGATTCTCTTTAGTTAAAAATGGATACCTGGTTGGACCATCATATAATAAAACACCATTGGCAATAGTTGTCTGCCGAATTAATCCGGGATATTTATCTATCTCCTGTGGTTCTTCTTCTGGATCATCAGCTTCAACATATTCCTTTGTATAATCCCTGGCGTAGCACTCAATTAATAGTGCTCTCTCTTCTAGATCCTCCATGGCCCTGGAAGAGTTTTCATAATAGTTTGTTTCTGAACCGGTGGTATCAGTGACCTGGACAACATCATCCCCACCTACTTGAGCATCATTGATCTTTAATGCTTCATACTTTTCAAGCTTTGATTCTGACTTTACATACTTACCATCATCGTACTTTTCCCGGATCTCCCATAATGGAGTTGGTGCTGCATAAATAACATACTCTGCATTCTCCAGCTTTGTTGCGGATGGATTCACAAAGAAAGCATAGGGATCTACAACATCAGCATCTGGCAAATCATCATCCTGGAAATGAACTTTTAAGATTCCATTACCATATACCAGGTAATCTAATAACCAATCCGGGACCAGATTCTGCATGTCCCTAATTACCCATAACTCATCTACTTGCTTTTGTAATATCTCTGCTGCTTTTGTAGATGTGTCATCTCCACCCACAGCAATTATATCAATTCGGGGTGGTCGGTTAGAAAGAATTGGGACCATTGTATCTATAGCACTAGCAATAAGATCTAGCGTAACCTGGTTCTTAAATGCTGGCATATTCATGTTGGTCCAGTGATCACCCATATATAACCGTTCAGCTTCACGCCAAACATTGGTTGTATTTTCCCTGGCTCGAAAACACATATCAAACATAGCTTCGATCTTCTTTATTACTTTTTCGTGCTTACGGCTTGGTTTATATGCATCTTCTGCTTTTTTATTCTTTGCCATTAGTTTGCCTCTATTTCAATTCCATTTAAACTTTGTTCCGTTACCTGATTAACGATAGTAATAAGTGCCTGTCTATAATCAAAAGATATGGCACCCAATGCTTCTATACGTTCTATTTCTCGGATTACATTACCTATTGCTGGGATCTCTTTCTCTTCCCATTCTCCAGTCTCTGGATTAAACCATTGCAGATTTATAGGTCTAATTATCATGCTCTGACTCCTGTATAATCCGTTTCTTCTGATAATAATTTATCTAATTCCTTCTGTAACCATGGCTTCTGTACTACCTTGGTTGGAGATCCTACATAATGTAAAAAATACCTCATTTGATCAGCATGGTGGTCCTCACCCTTTGTGTTTAGATCCTCCGGCCTTTTCTCATCGTGGACTAGGGTTGGTATTGTTCTTATGAAATTTGGACAGGTTGAAAATACTTTTAACTTTGGCGGCTGCTCTGCATAGTGATCTATGTACTGACGGCATAGGTTCCAACCATTAACTCTTTCATTATTAGCTTTAAATAGATTGACTCCAGCACGATTTAAAATATCAGCAATGCTCATATTACTTGGTGCTACTATATCGCTCCTATTTGTGTTCTGTGGATTACGGATCCACATACTAGGATCTCCTACTGACATCATATATTCTTCTTGACCACTTAATTCTAATATCCTATCTATGTGGTGACTTAACTCTTGGCCAGCTTCGTAATGCTCACGATATAAGTAAACATTCCCGAAAAAGTCTACAGCCCACCAACCACAGGCAAATGGTGCTGCAAAACCATAGTCAATAGATCTATACCGGTACCACTCATGTGGTATGTCGAAAGGCTCTACTACATGAATGTCATGCCGCCACTTTTGAAAGAACTGTCCAGAGAATACATCCCAATCTCCATCTAACCAGGCACGCCTTAATTCATCCGGTAATGCCTTCAAACTCTCAATATACTCCGGATCTTCACGCATAATAGTAGGGTTATCTGTTACCTTACTGGGTATAAAAATCCGTGATTTTCTGCTTTTCTTGTCAAAGTGTGTTTTGTTCTTGGCACTATCTACAAACCTGGCCTTCACCCAACCATGGCCAGGACCCCCGGGGTTTGTTGTCGCAAATACCTGGGACGAGATCCCTGGAATTGTACTTCGTGCTGATGAGATTAATCTTAAATAATCTAACTCATTAGGGATTAGAGTTAACTCCTCAATTGCAATTTTCTGGTACTCCTGGCCAAGATACTTTGTCCAGGCATCTTCATTACTCAAGTGACCGGTCCAGATCTTGGCTCCAGATGGAAATTCAAACTGGGCTGGATTACCGGTTACCTTTACTCCCATATAACGGTACATATGCTTGGCACGATCTATCCAGTCCTTCAGATCATCGTAATTACGCCTGATTACTAAACCCCTGTATCTAGGACTCTTTATATACTCCGGATCTACCATCCAGACAGTCATCGCTTCAGTCTTGCCACCACCCCTGGATCCACCAAATAAGATCTCACTCTCCTGTCTGGTTAATACTTTAGTCTGGGGACCCGGATGGGGCTGCCATATGACTCGCTCTTCCATTACCGTTTACTCTTAAAAAACTCTACTAGTAGTTTAATGTCTGATTTAATTTCTGCCATAGACTCCTTCAAATCAGTCATTGCCTTAGCGTTGTCTTCGTGTCTTTTACCAAATTCATTCTTTACCTCATACAAACTAAACACCAAAAATCTGTATAGTGCATAAATGGCTCCGAGTAATAAAATTAACGGTAAACCATATTGTTCAATCAATGCAATAATTTTGTTGAGTTCCATTACTTACGCTCTTCCATTATTCATGTAAAACTCTACTAATCTCTCTAACATTGAACTTTTGAACTTTGAGAGGGTGAAAGTTCAATAGTTCAATTCCTCTGATATAAGGGATTCTAAGGTTTCCCTGTTGCTTTGTTATATATTTCATTCTGGTACCATAATCCTAATCCGGGACTCCTACTTCCGAAGGTGGGGGGGGGTCTTTTTCCTGGACGACTTCTGCTGGGGATGAGTAATTTGACTGGCTGTCTCTTACCCCACCCTCGCTATATAGGGGAACATGGGTGGGGGTGGGGGGGGTCCTCGCCTGGTCATTATCATCACCTGGCAGCACCTCCAGGTCTGTCAGATCTATAGGCACCTTGCCAGGCATCATTATTACCCCTATATGGTTCTGCACATCAGTCTTTATTTCCTGTGCTTTCAGGTCAGGTGCTATCTTGTTGGCCACTATTTTCCAGGCATCCTTCTGTCTTGGATCATTATCATCTAGTGCAGCAGCCAATATCTTCTCTATCACTAGAGGCACAGATGGGTGCTCCCTCAAGTACTTGCCAAAGTGACTAGGCTTACGGCCACCAGGGTTACCGCTTACACCTGGCACCCAGTTGGGGTTGCCACCCTTACGCTTCATCTTGCCGTTCTTCTTCATAGTACTACTACGTTCCAACTACATTATACCAATTGCAATAGGGTTCTCCCGGTGGACATACGCCTAATGAGCCAATGATACTGCTTTCCACAATAAGACCCCTTAATTAGTGGTCCTTAATGTTCATTGACAATGATCCAGGATCCGGCAGCATGATCCAGGATCCGGCAGCATGATCCCGATTCCTGGGGATTGCCAGCGTGGCTGATTAAACTAATTTTTACTTTATTCACACTACATTATAATATGACCGATTTATCTTCAGCAAACACAATCGAAGAAAATCATTTATGAAACTTTCCCTTGCTTTTAAAGTTATACTTGTATACCTTTATTGTAGATTATGAATCAATTAAACAACATAAGGAGACTAAATCATGGCTAGTGTTTATAAAAGGGGAGACATTTACTGGGCTAATTTCAGCACAGCAGATGGATCTCAAAACGCTGTCAGTACCAAGATTCGGATTTCAGTTTATGGTCCTAGGAAAGCCAGGCAATTAGCTTTAGAACAGGCTATCAAATGGGAGCGTAATGAAGTTGACAAACGAGTCAGTGGTATTGATTTTGCTAGTTTAGTGGATTCCATTTCTACACTGGATCCATCTGACAAGACCAAACTAGCACTCGTTCTGGTCGATCACCTACCAGACAGTTATCAAACAAATGGTGATACTCTCACATCAACAATAACATATAGTGATTGCCGTGACAAATGGCTTTCCAAGGTAAGCAGCCGGAAATCAGCTGACTGGATAAAACGAGAAATCGTATGCCATAGATTCTTTATTGAATTCGTTGGTGGTGATACTCTCATAAGTTCAGTTACAACAGAGAATGTTGATGATTTCATCGTCAGCCGGGAAGGACTAGGCAAGGCAGCCAACACGATTAACAACTACCTCAAACCGGTATCGCAGCTATTCAATTATGCAGTTGCGAATGACCTGGTCACGAAGAATCCTGTTAAGTATGCACAGAAGCCTGGTACGGCAACTGTTGTAGAATGGGATTACATTCCTGACGATGCATTTGATATAGTAATCAACGATGCTAACGATTCAGATAAAATCTTCTGGACCTGGTTGCGGTACACCGCTTTGAACCCTAAAGATGTAAGTGCCTTAACTCCCACCAGCATCGAAGCTGACAACAAGGGTAACGGCAGACACATAAATGGGAAAAGAGCGAAGAACGGCAGACTGGCCAGGATCCCGGTTCATCCCAATATTGAGAAGGCTATCTCAACTTATGGTGATGATTGTTTTGGGATATATCCTAGCAAGAGTGCCAGGGACAAATCGAACAAGAGATTCAAGGCAGCACTCGCCAGCCAGGGGATCTATAGTGTGATTGCAGCAATCAGACACACCTGTGCTACCAACCTTCTAGAATCAGGATTAAGTCTAGATGACGTTGCACTGATCATGGGTCACAGTGATACCACAATGCTCAAAAAGATCTATGTCAAGCATGTGGATCAGGTTAAGGCATACGAAGCCGTTAAGCGGCTGAAGTAATGTCCGTCAAAAAGCGAAGTGAAGTTGAAGGCCTGGACGAAGAAATCCAGGCCTTTGATATTATAGAAGATGTCCGGTGGCTAGAAGTAGGCAAGTCGTTGGCAATGTCTTATTTCGCCTGGGTATATTATCAATGGGCAATATATGATTTCAAACAATTTATTGAATACCTAACAAGATAAGATAAGGAGAAGAAGTGCATGAAATTAAGTCAGGATGAGATTGATCTTATGAGAAGAATGTTTAGCACATCCATTCGTGTAGGTAAGCGGAACGGTGATAAGCTATACGTTCAGAAGGTCCAGCAGTTCAGGGACCGGTTTGAAGATAACGTAATCGAAATAAACAATGAGGAGAAATCAAATGATGAACCTTCTTGATATTCTTAACTACCAGCCGCTAGGTGACCATGGTGTAAATTCCCTATTAAGCATTAGGATGTTTCATATCATTTCACTAACCTTGTTGGCCTGGGTGCACAAGGTATACAAAAGGAGCGAAGAAGAATAATGGCGAAGCCAGTAACAGAATATAAACTTGTTAAGATACAAATCAGTAACCAGGAACATGACCGGATCCACCAGGTGGCCAAGGAACTCAAGGTGAGTTACCAAAGCCTGGTAGGATCTATTCTACGTCAGTATCTTACTGATGTGGGTCGGCCACTGATAATCCGCAGTCTTCAAGTTGAACAGGGAGAGCCAGAATCCAGGTGATAGAGGTTCTATAAGTCTTATTCCTACCTCGCAGAAGAACAGGAAGGCCACTTAATTGTGGCTTTTTTGTTTTAAGCATATATATTCATTCCTGGACATTTCAATAATCTTATTTAATTCAGATCTGCTGCACTTCCACAAATACTTACGTCCCACAACAGACCGTATATTTAATAGGCTACGCTTTTCGCCTATCCCATCCGGATAATCACATTGGGATCTAGCAATAATTTTAATCAGATCATAATCATCTGCCATGGAACTTGTCAAACATATAAGATCCCAGCATAAGCAGCGGAACAGCTATAGCCACACCAATTAGCAGCACCAACAAAGATGTGCCGTATATGAGGCAATTAGCGATGTCTATGAAGGTTTTATAGGCACTCTTCGCACTGTCGGAACTCCTTCTACTGTATTTCCCCATTTTTCCTCTTCCAACTCAGTTAATCTATCACGCAATACTGTAGTATCTTTATTCTCAGCAGCATGCTTCCTAATGAGATCTCGATAAACAGATCTAATCAAATAATCACTACGATTCACTCTGTTTTGTCCCATTAACATCCCCAGTAGCTGAAGTAATAGAATTCATACATTACCGTAGTTGTTGATGTTGCATACTGTACAATTATTTCATATCTAACCATCTTCTACCTTTTTCTTGGGACTGTACAACAGGTTCTTATTATCTGCTTCCGCTCTCTCTTTTTTTACATCATACAATAGTTGTTTGACCTTTTCTCTTGCAGCCAATTCTTTATCTAATGGGATCTTAATTTTTCTAGTTAGGTCCGACTGGCCATGCAACCATACAAACTCCTCAACGGGCATACGCTGCATAAGCAATTCAGCAGTTTTACCAGGATGTTGGCCAAGGTAGTTATGGCAGCTTACACATAAAGCCATGCAGTTCAGTGGTTCCCATCTGGTTTTTATATTTGCTCGACCAAACCACATGTGAGCACAATGTAAACCTCTGGAATCCACACCCTGGATGAACTTCTTACTACACCTTTGGCAGGTCCAATCGTCACGCTCTCTTATATATTCTGAAAACAGTATATCGGTTCGAGTCCGCTTTATTTTTTCACCGCCTGGCCACATAATCACACATCCTTTTTTAACAGATCACCAAGTAACTTTGTTTGACCGGATCTCATGCCTACTGCCTTTTTAGTTTTAGATCCTATCCCCAGTAACTGTTCATTAACAACGTACTTATATTTAAACCTTACTTTTTTTTCTAATATCACATCCGATAAATTACCCACACTAGTTTTACCACCCAGTTCATTTAGGATCTGGTAGCTAACAGAATGGATCTGCGATTTATTCCATGACTCCCCAGTGGTTACCTGGATCACTTTTTTAAGATCCTTCATCACCTGCTCAAAAGTAACAACCTTATCTTTAATCAGTTTAGTAATGTCAGCTACTTTGGGAAAGAATTCAGACTTGCTCACCCATTCCCTAACAGCGTTGGTAACAGCAGATAACTCATAGATCCCCAGCTGGTCATAGTACACTCTCATGGTACCATCACTAAATTCTTTATTGTAGGCAGTGTTTAAGTAATGCATAACCTTTGTAAAGTCCTGTTTATTCATTGGCCCAGTCATCGTATTGCTTTTTATTTCTATTCCTTTCACTCGCCATTGC